ATCAGGCAGCTTTTCCCGCGCTACCTTTTGACCTTTGGTCCCCGGGAGAACACTAAAAATCTCTTCCGGAATATCTACCATATCCTCTTGCGGTTCTGTCGGCATCAAGAACTGTGGTGTGTAATTCGGAATCCCCCCGGTCGGGTCCTGCAGAATTCCCAATCCTTTCTGGTATGCTTCCTGCCGGCTTTGCGGAACGACCATTTTATCGTCCGCGCTTCCTTGCAGCATTTTAAGGCCACCTGTGCGGGAGAAGTCTTCCAAATAATCTTTCCGACCACGGCTGTAAAGCCGTTCTTCTTTTTGTTCCTGCCGTTTTATTTCCTTTTGCCGGGCAGCATCCGCCTGGATTAGGGACACGGCATCAAGAATATTTCCAACAATTTCATTCATGGTTACCCCAAAAAGTTTGACCAATCCGTTCCACCCTGGCCGAGGTCGGTGTCATCGTAATTATTCATCATTCCAAGATTGCTGAAAAAATCCCCCTGGCCGGTATCCCCCTGGCCACCGCCGCCCAACATCCCGGCTTTACTGAGAAGCAGGATTTTCCCCAGCGCCCCCAGCGTCGATGTAATGTCTGAATTTCTCCCCATCTGGTTTTGCGCTCCCAGCCGGGCCTGTGCCATCTGGTACGGTTGATTCATCCCCAGAAAGTTCGAATACGAGTTCATTTGTTGCTGGCGCAGTTGGGGTTCAAGCCCGACCATCGCCCGGTTCATATTCTGGTTTGACCCGCGCAAAGCCGACAACAGTGCCCCACCTGGCATGTTCCGGCTCGCTCCCGCCCGCTCTATTGACCGCAGGTTCGCCGCGTTACCGGATTGCAGGTTCTGCATAGTTGCCTGTCGCATCTTTGCCATATCGCCTCCGGTCATCAGCAATTGCCGCTGATAATTCATTGGGTTGGCGCGGGGGTCGATATTTAGTTCCGGCTCATTCTGCCGGTCAATAAAGCCTTTCAAAAGCTGGCCGCCAGTCAGAATGGCCGCCGCTAATGCTCCTATTGCCATTGTTTTTATTCCTCCGTCAAATCACTTTTATTTAAATGACTTATCAAAACATTTAGCGATAAAATGACATCCGCCAATGTCGCTGCCGAATCAATTGTCCCAACCTGCGGAATACGCCGGTCGTCCAGTGCTCGCAATGACTGGTCATAATGCTGGAAAACACGCTCACGATCTTCGGGAACAAATATTGTCTTTGCCCGGGTATCGACTGGTCTTGGTTTCAGTTTTGCCATTTGTCACTTCCACTTTTTAATTTCAATTGTCAGTTCCCGGATTTTCCCGGATAGTGTTGCCGCCGAAACATAGCTATGCACTTCGACGAAAAGTTGTTTGTAGAGATACCCAAAGTTTGCCTTTACCAGTTTTTCATCGACCGATGACGGTATGACCACCTTCGATTTAAAATGAGCTTCTGAATCATCTTCACAGTTTATTTGAATGCTTTCAGAGCATTGTCCGACAAACCAAATCCTTTTGACCTTCTTGTAGTTATCAGGACTGCCATTGTCCTCAATACGGTTTTTAAGGTAAAAGCGAATTGATTCATCAAACGTTGTCTCAGAATGATTGTATTTTACAAATTTGTCACTCGAAAATGCAATCAATTCATTCTCATAATTCAGATACCCACCCAGAATGTCAATATCGGTCTCCCGAACGTAAAACTCGTTTTTCTCAAATGAGTAGACAAGAATTTTTCCAGTAAGAACAATCCACAGTTCCTGATCGATTTTGTTGAACAGCAGAATTGAATCCGTCCCAACGTATTCCTGATAAAACGTTCGGATGCCAGACTTCATCAGAAACTGTTCCGGGGATGCGCCGGAGAACCGAATGATGTCATCGCGATCCACAAACCAAACCGTGGCGTCAATCACAATAAAACCACGGTCTGAGTATAAACCCCTGGCAGCAATCCCGGTATCTTCGTAGTACTCCGCGCCGTTCACGCTCCCCTGGGCGAAGGAGTGATTCTTGAAAATCATCATTCGATCTCCCCGGCGAACAACTATAACGTTTTGATCCTGGTCACCGGTTTTTGTTTGAATTATGTTTTCGTTTGGAAAAACGTCAAACTGCCCAACCGGGGAATATCGAACCACATCCTGTTCTTCATCTTCCAGCGAAGTACAGTAGGCCACCTCGTTTAAAATATCATAGCTACTCATGTTTGGTGAAATGTCATCGACGCTTTCCGTATAGCCTGCCATGCTTTCAAATTCAGTGGTTGGCAGATTGTTGTTGTCGATGGTAATAGGAATTTTAACCAAATCGTTTACCGCGTCGTATTCCCAAAGCCGGTAGATTTCATAATATTTTGTACCGACTGCCCCAAATCCACCAGATACATCTAAATTATCGACTCTATCTGCAATTTCGATGTACGTCGAATCCACCACCGATGCGTTGCCGATTACGTGATTAGTTACGTATGTTTCAAGTATAAAATTCCCATCCCATTGATGTATTTTTATTTTATATGGGCACGTCAAACCCAAAAGCAACCAATCGGGATAATATTGATCCCCAATAGTTGCTGGAGCATGATTCAAATAAATTCTATAAGGGTAACCTATATCATAATAAGATGTTTCGCTATCTCTTATTATTTTAGAAATGGGTATTTCTTCCGTCAAATTAAAGTTTTCTATCAATCCATAAACCGGATCGTTCGGATTATCGGGTTCGTTTACCGCGCCGAAAACATCAATGCCTGTCAATCTGTTTTCCGGTGGATATGGAACATTCAGCATCGCACTCATTTTCAAGGCATCAAAAACAAAAACGTCGGGTGTTGTTTCTGTCAGCAATCCATTCTGGGAAAGGTCATAAACATTCGATGTTTTAAATCTGAATCTATTTAATAAATCATCTGTTAGATTGCAATCACACCGAAAACCATCGGTAAGCTCATAAATTTTAGATTGCACCGCAGCCTTTTCGCACTTCCATCCATCCACGGTCATCCCGAAAATGTGAATCAGATAGATTTCATCCAGATAGACCCCGTTCGCAGACTTTGTTTCTCCGGGGTTCACGACCAGATAGGTAGTCGTGGTGGTCGCCGTAAAGTCGATGATGATACTTTTGTATTCTGCCGATGCGGTTTGCAATGCCTCTATGCCGTAATCGAATCCGCCCAGGCTACTTCCCAGCATCAATTGTCCGCTGCCGGTCGCTCCGGTCTTTGGCATGTACGCCAGAAACAACCGATACTTCTCACCAACAACGGTCGTAATCTCTTTGAATCCATAGCCATCCAGCGCGGTCTGCTCAACCTCAATGCAATTTGTGCCGTGCAATTCATAGGTTGTATCGTAGGTCAGGGTGCAGGAAGAAGCATCCCAATCGCTTGCATCATCCGAATCATCAAAGACTACCTCATAAATGCTGTCTGGGAAAAGCGTTTGGTTATTGATGTAGCCATACCACACAGGTTCCGTGGGGCCAATAATTCGAATCACACCGCGAAAGTAATGGAACTTCACCGTCACCCCGGAAGCAATCGTTACCCCAGAAGGAAGTGTTATTGCAGCCGGTGTTTCGTTTTCATAGCCATTACCGTCCCCATCATCATAGTCCAGCCGGTAGATTGTTTCTTCGTTCTGGAACAGGATAAATCGATCCCCGGAACGATCCTCGGTGATTTCAATTGCCGCCCGAATGTCCGAATAATCCGCATCTTCCCATAATGTCTTGTACCCCTTGACAATCTCCCACTGGCCGAATCGGTTGTGGCGCAGGTTAATCACTTCAAGATGCTGTGAATTTCCCAGCTTGTCTTCGACAATATCGGATAGCATTCCACCGGGTTTTATTTTCATAATGTCTGGCATTAGCGATACCTAACTTGTTCATGTCCGTACATGTCAGTGGTCGTTGAATACGGCCGTGGTCCAGTTGTTTTGGGTGTTGAAAAGTCTACAAACCGATGACGCCTTTTGATTTTTAAAACATAGTCGTGATACTCAATAGCGTCGTTCTGATAAAGCGGATACTCAGCGGATAAATGAATTGCCGTTCCGTAGAGTAAAATATCCTGCAAGTGGTCTGGATATTCAGGTTCATTTATTTGACCGGTCACCAGGCCCCCATCTGCTTTAATTGACAGCTCCTGCCCAGCAGAATAGTATTTCACAGTGAACACCGAATCTGAACTGACGTTCGTAAAATAAATCCGTCCCAGTTCGATTGTAAATCGGTAGGCGCTTTCTTCCTTCGCAAAAACTTCTTTCGGGACATACTCATAATTGTATCCAGCGGAATCCTCTACCCGGTACGGGTACAGCCAATCACTCGGAAGTGCAAAATATCCGTCATCCACCGAATCACCAACACCCGGAGAGCCAGCATCAATCTCCCATTCCTTTTCGATGCAGCGGGTTTCCTCGTTTATTTTCCGGTACACCCGGTTCATTGCGCGTTCAACCTGGACTGGCGAAAAGAATCTTTTTCCAGCCGGGTCGGCAATCCGCAAAAGCACGTCATCGACAATATCACTGACTTTCATTTTACACCTTTATTTTCAATTTTAAGGCTTATTATAAGCTCACCACGTCACTTACTTTTTCGGAGCAGGCATTTCCATCGGGTTAACTTCCTGCACCTCTCTTTCACGGTACATGTTTGCATCCACAAGTTTAGATTTTACAAGGTAGTTAATGGATAGTTTTATTATAGACGATGCTATGCTTTCAATTAATGGATATGTGGCTATGATATAAGTCGTGCTTCCAGTAACTGCTGTTTTTAATCCTATGACTTTTGTTGACCCAGTATAGGTCGAAATCTTGTTTTCACTTTTTGGAATAAAACCAGAGTCGTACAATGTAATGAAAATTTTCGATAAATGATCCACATAAGGCGCAGGATCGTCCAACGTTATCGTTGTTCCGCCGCCGTTTGATGTGCCACGAACAAGATATAGCGGAGGAAGTTTTCGATAATATTCTAGCGCTACATCGGTGCTTGCAAGCATTGGATAGAAGATTAAACGATCACCGTAATCTATAAAAAGAGGATTATTTTCGTCATCGTCTGGATAATTTATGGTACCGATTGCTGGCACATTATAACACTCAACTTCACGGCAAAACTTCATATCTCCATCTGAATTTTTCCTATAAGCATTAATCACAAAATCAACTTTTTCTGACTTTGTCAATTCATCAGATTGTGCAGAAAATGTTTCTTTGTAAATTAATCGCTTCATAACATTCTCTTTATTCTTATCAACCAATTCCGAATAGGCGACGTTTAGCGCCCGGAGAATGACGGGGGTACTCATTTCGCTTTCCGAGTGTTTCTGCACAAGCGTTCGCACCGCTGAAATCATGTCATAGGTATTCATGGTCAAACTCCCCGGTTAAAATAGCTTTGTTTGATGGCTTCATATCTTTGCCGGAAATGCGCTCCCAGTTGCAGGTTGTAATCATCAACGGCACAGCAAAAAGATGTTGCCAGGTTGACCAATGCTTCCTCAAGATGGTCTCTCAGTGTCGGGTCCGTGGTACTGTTCAAATCATCCAGCTTCTGGATGTATTGCATTCGGAAGCCATTTGTCACCCCCACTGTCGGGGCCGGGCGAATATCAAAACCATTTTTGACCGGCTTCCATTTGGGAAACAGTTTGCTCGGTCTGGCATCAGAAGACATCGGATAATGCCCGGTAGCCGGACCTTCAATCACTTCAATCCCAGGGTTCGATGCTGTTATTGCTGCGGCATAATCCACCCACAGTGCCAGCAGTTTCAAATGGTCAGTTTGGAACTGGTACTGCGAAACACCGTTCGCCACGTTAAAGGTAATTGTTTTTACTGCATTATCCACTTCCCTTAACGGAAATTCCATCGTAATCTGCCGCTGCGCCAGCGTCATGTTCTCGTAAACCCGGAACAACGTTAAAGCAGCATTGTCCTGATTATTCAAATCCAGGTTTGCAAGAACCAGGTCTTTAATTCCAATGCTGGTCATATCGACTTTACCTTTTTGATTTTTGCGCCAGCTTTGATCCGGGTGGTAAGTGAATTAGTCTCAAGCTGGATTGCTTCTACTGGATCGGCCACAATCTCAATTATGTTCCCGGAATATTTTACTGCATTCAGCGCAAAACTTTCCGGAACCTTGATTCCATTTTTTGTCACGATAAATGATCTTTTATGATCTTTCAGCCCGCTTCGTTCTTTTATGAAAAAAATTCTTTTTTCGTCTCCGGGGCAGGTTTTCTTTTTGAGCCGAATGGTTATCTCTTTTTCGAACATGACTTATTCCTTTACGGTTATCAATACAAAAAAGGCCAGCCAAATACTTAAAGTTCGACTGGCCTTTAGAGGAGGAAACACACCCAGAAAATTACGTTAAATCACCCAATTCAACCCAGGTGGCCGCAGCCTGCTTGTAATACGCCAGCCCGGAAGCGGCGATATTGAACAGGATACTTCCAATCGGCATGTCATTGAAATGACTTGTGGTGGGACTGGTGGCCCACACAAACATGATTTCCTTTTGCGAATCTTCCGATTCATAGTGCTGCACATACACATCGCCGGAATGCAAAGGGAAAAGCGTTCGGTCCTCAATTTTGTATTTGGGGACTAACAACTTTAAATTTGCCATGATTACCTCACTACGATTTAAATGTTTTACAGATTAGCGAATCAATTTTTTGGATTTCTCGATATACCCTTTAGCCTTGCGCTCCGGTACTGTGTTGCGGGTCAGAACACAGTACCACCAGACATCAGTTTTTGGGTTACCGGCCTGGCCATCGAAGTAGAAGCGCATGTATCGGCACGTTTTATATTCAATCTTTCCGACACCCACTTGCACATTAACCGTATCGATTTTTGGCGTAATGGTCATCGCGTCCAGCCCCGTAATCGCGTATGCCGTAGTCACGCCCTGAGAGGTTGAATCACCGTTCATACTGTATTGAGCGTAGGCGTTGACATCTTCGGTCCCTGCCGCAGCGACAACAACTCCCCAGATATAGGCATTACCATCACACAATTCGGAAATATCTACCCATTGGGTGTAATGGTTTCCAATGGAGTCACCGCTCATATCGACGGTTCCCCAGTAGGTAACCTTTGATTCACCCTCGATTTTGTTTACCGGATAATTGAACGTGTCACCTGAAAAAATCGGAGACACAAGAACAACCATCAGGATCAGGCAAAAAAACGATTTCATTTTATCCTCACTTTGTTTCGTGAATGTTTTTATGTTATTTCGCTACACGCCACGCGATTAAGCGTAACTGGGTTGCGGTGCTTTCGAAATGACAAGCGCCGATGATTCGTTGATAAGATACTGGCCCGTGGTTCCTTCTTCACGGTTCCAGTAATCCGCCCTGGCAGCGCCAGAGATTTGTTTGTACGCAACGCCATATTTGGCATTGTAATCTTTGGTTCCGTAACCAAAGGCAATCTTGGATGCCATTGCCAGCGCCAGGGCATTTTCACCCAGGATGTACCCGGCAAACATCGTCTCGCCGGCGTAGCTTTCAAACGAATCCAGGGTTCCGGTTACCGCCGAATGAGTGAACGTCGATGGTCCAAACTGCAACGTGGTTCCGCCACTGTCACGAACCGGCCACACAGCCGCTTCATTTTCAAAGATTGCGAAACCTTCCCAAATATATTTGCAGCCAACGAGCAATGGGTTTTCTTTGGCATAACTCTGTGCCATTGTTTGGGCCATTGTCGTTTTAAATGTATCGTCGTTTTCCAGGCTTGCAATCTGCCACGGATGAAGGATAAGCAACCACATTTCGTTGCCATCTTTCATAATGATTTTCGGAATTTTTTTGATTTCCGGGGAACCTTTGATTCCAGCCAGGAACTGGGTGTTCATATCATCTGACCCAGCCATCGCGTTCAGTTCGGTCGAACACAGAGCCTCATATCCTGACGTTCCGGGATACCCATCGCCATATCCAACTTTCCCTCTGCCGCTCAAATAGATGTGCGGGTGCATCTTTGCCGAAACCTTTGCGTGTCCGGACCAATCGTCCGAGAACAACACGTGCCACGAATAGCCGTAGTACATGGCATAGGTCAATTGAAGCAGGTTCATACTCCGTGCATAATGCCGCTGGAGCAGGGGTTCGGCTTTCTGTAACAGACCAAAATCTTTCATTCGCTGGTCGTCCATGCCTTTGTAGCGGACAATCACACCATGCCGCATTTCTTCGACCGGAACTTGCAGGAAGTTGACTTTCATTTCTTCTTCGTGGCCTTCAACATCTTCCACACCAACACGGGGACGATCCGATAAATTGCGAAGCATCGGAACTTCCAGAAGGTCGCCACCACGATTCTTCAACTCATAATGCACCGCGACCGGACTCTTTACCGGATGCGGGTCGTTTCCACGAGACACCGGAACCTGGCCCGGCGTATTGAATTGCGCCCATTTGCCCCAGAAGATGTTCCGGATGCTTTGGATCATCATCTGTCGGGCCAAAAGGACGGGGTAATTCCCAGAAAAACTCTGGGTGTATAAGGCATTTGCTGCTGGCATTTCAGTCTCCTTTAGACTTGTTTAAGCAGGGCCTCGATTTCGGCCTCAGACATACTCTCTATTTCGTCAGCCGTTAATTCGTCCATTTTCTTGCTTCCCTTCGAGTTCGCTTTGCCTTTACCCGAGGAAAGAATATCAACTTGCCCTGCTTTTGTTTTTTGTGTTTGATTACGATTCATCTGTGTTTTACTGTCACGCTCGAACGCATCTCCATGAAGTTCGCGCATGACCATCCGGATTTGCCGGGCCGTGTATTCACCGGACAAACCTTCGGGTTTTACATGACTTGTCAGATACTGATCGACTTCAAGAAATTGCTGGGAAGAAAAGAAATCACCAGCCTTATCTTTCGGAATTTTATAGCTTTTTAAAAGCCCCGCCATCTCTCCCATTTGGGCCTCAATCCGATCCTGGGCCATGGTTTTCCGAGATTCTTCCTCAAATTTTTTCTTTTCAGCAACCTTTGTTTTTATGTCAAGATATTGGTCAGGGTCGCTTTCTTTGATAAGGGACAATTCATCATCGGTGTAATCAAGCCCCTCAAATTGTGATTTTCTGCTTTCCAGTTCCAGTTTCTTGACCTGCGCACGAAGTTTTGCATTATCCTGTGACACGCGGGTGAACGCGGCCTTTGTGTCTTTAAGGGGGTCGTGCGTCACTTCATCGGAAGATTCTGCTTCGTCTTCATCTGATTCCGTATCATCTTCCGCTTCATCATCTTCCGGTGTTTCATCTTCGGGTTCTTCGCTTTCGGCCTGTTCGTCATCAGCTTCTTCGGGTTCGGTCGTTTCGTCTGTCGTCCCCAAATCACTTGCGATGATTTCTTTTTCCTTAGCGAGTAACTCATCGGTCGAAAGACTGTCTAATTCGGTTGCTTCATAAGCGTCTGCCATAAAATTCTCCTTTCGGGTCGGCTTAAGCCGGTAGTCCGGGTATAGGTTCCTGGGCCGGGTGTCCGGTAGTCCAGATTATTTTTTATTCTGAGCCTTCGGTTTTGGCTTTGCCGCCTTTTTTGCCGACTGCGGTTCAGTCTTTTCCGGAGGTACGTCAGTCATTTCGTTTTGTATTTTGGCCATATTCATCAGGCTTTCCGCCTTCTGGTAGGCCATCTGTTCTCCTGCCTGCTGTGCCTGTGCCTGCTGTGTCTGCTGTACGGCGCTTGCAAAAATCTGTATCAGTTTGTCGGTATCACCTAAATCACTTTCTTTCAGCCACCAATCCATAAGACCAACAATCATTTCCCCTGATAGCGGGAATGATTGACCAAATAATCCCATCAAAGATTGAATGATTTCTGTTTTTTGCAGCAATCTCAAGTTTCTGGCCGATGGGTTCCGCTCCATGTCATCAGCCTGAATGTAAAATTCGCCGATGGTAATGTCATTCAGTATTTTATCCAGAAAAACTTTATTGATAATCACTTCTTGCGGGTCATCATTTTTTGCCGACACGACCGGGAATACCCGTTCGCCGACGTAGTTTTCCTGAATCATCCGGATTACTTTTTCGTAAAACCGAACTTTCGATCTTGAAAAATTGGAATAGATAATTGCTAATGAGGTTTTAGCCTGCTTCACCCGGTGGGCAAACAGACTCGCATTCTCGTGTGCGCTTTCCTGTTCACCCAGAAGATTCGGGGTAAATCCAAGCACCTTCATCAGCATTTCAGAACGCTCCCGTGTCATTTCGTTGGGTGCGAAGGGGACCTTTGGAATTTCATTTTGCCGGATTGCACTGTTTACATCGAAGGAACTTTTGATAACAAAATTTACTCCAGGCATACTCCCAAAACTCTCAATCACTTCTTCGTTTACCACGGCGTTTTCCAGATACTTGTGCCCAGGGTCCAGCACCTTTGCAATTGTGGTATTGGCCATGTTCGCCCAGGAGTTCAAATCGTCCTGAATGTCCCGTGCGTTTTCAATCAAACCAAAATTATAAATTGTTTTTGGGCCATAAGGATACGCCGAAAACGGAATAATATCATAAGTTCCATCTTGTATGTCTGCGTCCCGTTCATAGAGAAGGTAATTTATTGAAGGTATGTAGGTCAGAATCTTTTTACGTTTTCGGCGTGATCTTTGAATTTTGTACTGAGGATGTATTTTAAAAAATAAATCTGCTTTTCTGCCATCAAGTGTCCACGGGGTTTCATAGCCAGTCTCGGGGTCACGAACTGTTTCAACATCTTCCCAGTTCATTTCATGCCACTCGACCACGCGGTACAGCCCCGCAGGTTCATCAAGGAACAGTTCATTGGCAATCAATCCTTGGTTCCCAATATCCAACGTGGATTCCCACGCCTGGTCCAGCCGGTCAACCAGAAGCTGCTTCAACTCATTCCGGTCCTTCCGGTCAGCAAATTCGAGAATGTCTTCTTTCTCAAAGAACTGTGACCGGGCGACGAACCTGGCATCGTCCAAAAGCGGATGCCGGGATGCCGGGTCAAAGCATACTTGAAACTCATCGACGTTTTCATACTCGATAGAACCGTTTGGGTCGCGCTTATTTGAAAACTTTGGGCAGGCATAGCCAACACGAATTATTCCAGCGAGCGCCCATGTGGAAAGAAAACTTTTGACGCTGTTGTGGAAATCTTCGTGTTCAACTATTTTACCAAGAATGTCCGCAATCTTTGGGTCCGCACCCGGGCGGGGATAGACTTTTATGTTCTGGTCGTTCTGTATGAAATCACCCATCAGGAAGTTGATCATCGGAAAGATATTGTTAAACGAGCGAGATGGTCTCCGAATGCGTTCGTACCATGTGCGCTGCAATTCGTCATATTGATCGCCAGACAGGTAACGATACCCATCTTGTATTTTCTCATAAACTTCCTGGAAAGCGTTATGAGCTTCAATCCATTTTTCGGAAATCTTTTGAAACCTGACGTCTACATTTTCCATGGTATTCTCATATTTATCTGTTACTCGTTTACTTAAAATATAACAATTACATGCTAATGTCAAATGTTTTTATAGGAACCGCGATCCGGGTGGCCGGATTCGATCGTCCGATGTTTTTCCGTAATCACTATAAATACTGTGTTTTTGTTCCGGACGACGCAATTTCATCGCCGGAACCATCAATCCGTACCGGATAAGATCAGCAAAATCCTTTCCTTTGTCCTTCACTGATTCGCGGATTCCTTTTTTATCAACCTGTTTCCCTTCCCAGTCGTCAAAGGAATAATTCCGCATGCTCCAATCGGTATTCACGCATTCACGCGAAATAGACAACCTGGATTCTCCGCTGGTACCCGCAGCCAAATAGTCCTTTACTTTCTTATGTCCGTCCGGCAAAGCGTCGTTCACGTCCCGGATAAAAGAAATCGGATACCCATTGCTCCGAAATTCATCCTGATATTCCTGTGCCAGTGTCTTTCCGGTCTGCCGATTCGGTTTGTTCCCAAAGTTCGGATCGATGATGGCCTGTACCTGGTCTGGCCGGATTTTATGGAAATTAAATATCTCGACAAACATCTTCACAAAATCTGCAACCCGGTACGGGTCCGCTGATTTTATCTGGTGATACGGCAGCCCGCCAAAAACTTTGTCCTTTATCGGTGATGGCCACTCCCGGAATACCGCGTGCCAGTCCCACTTATCCACGCGCATCCATAGCGCAGCCGGGGGTTTCCGGTCGTGGGGATCAATGACAAACTTGTACGTGTAGTCCTCTGGATTGTGCGGCTCCGGTATGTTCTGGAAATGTTCCGAACCATACGTTTTATAAACGACACCCACAAGATGCTGGAACGTCCCGTTCTCACGCGCTTCCCGTTCGTCCGGGTCGTAATTCCTGAGCGTAAATTCAATATCCCGTTCAGCCAGGTTCCCTTTGGGATGTACCCCAAACATTCCCAAATCCCACAATCCCGCCCGCTCCAGACAGTTCGACCACACAGATACCGTCTGGTGGTACTTATCGCTCGCTACATCCCCTGCTGGCAACACAATCTCATCCACAAACCATGCCGAACCAAACAACGGCGTTGCCGGAATGATGATAATCCCACCACTCCGCAACCGGGATACCGCTGCCTTGAATATCCCATACGGCGGCGGCTCATCAAATATAATCACCCCGATATTTGCCGACTCATACGTTTTCGGGTCCTGATCGATTGTCTTGAACCACAACCGCCAGCCACCCGGTGAGTTCAAAAAATCCACGTACGAAACATAACTCTTCCCCTGCGCCGATTCCTTGTAAAGCTCCTTCGGTATCCATACCTGGAATTCCTCCCAGATACTCTTCAAACTATCCTGATTGCTTACATACCACACCCGCTTCGGCCACCTCGCCGGATAATCCCGGAATATCGGATAATTGAAAAAACCCGGGTACTCATCTCCTGTAACAGTATCCTTCGCCCAATCATATATGTTTATCCCCGGCCACACCAGGTTCGCCAGTATGTTCACCGATAATGTCGTCTTCCCCGCGCCATTCCCCGATGTCATCAAAAATACCCGCTTGTCCGGCACACCCTTCCCCATTGCTCTCAAAAAATCAGCCCCAGACTTCGTCGGAATGTATGTCCGCATCGGCATCTTCTTGTGCATAAAATAAACCCTTCTCTGTATCTCTACATCCCCGCCCATCTCAGCTATCCGACTTACGTCAAACATTCTTTCCTCCGTTTATACCTTTGGACACTTATTCACAGTTTGTTACAAAAGTTTACTGTTATTAACAGAAATTGTCAAAAATTGTCAAAATGTTACATCCATTTACAGTTTGTTGCAGATATTGACAAAATTGTAAACTCCCTCCCCCTACTGAAAAATTTTTCACCGCTTCTTCTT